ATGCTGGCAGGCTTCGCAGACCGGATAGGCGCAATCCTTTGTTGCTCTCATACCCGCCTCACTTTCCCAGCAGGGCAGCTTCCAGGCTGTCCATGTCGTAGTCGTGTTTCATAAATTGGTTATACTGGTCAACGCTGGTCTGCTGCCGCTTTGGCGTTTTCGGCTTCTTGTACTTTTCTGGCAGATACTCATCAAATTTCAATTTTCGCAGAAAATTTTCAGCGTTCAGCACATATTGTGGCTGCGTCCCGCGTATCTGGCAGGCTTCGGCGTAATTTCTGGCTGCCTGTACAAGTTCGTCAGCGTTTACACCCATCCGCAGGGTATTTAAGTATTCCACAGCCACTCCAGGCAGGTCTGCTCCTGCTTTCGGGTACGCTGCGACAAAGTCCTCAAACCGCTCTGGTTCCTCGCGCGATATTGTTTTGGATTCGTATTCGGATTGGATTGGATTACGGGGACTATTGCAATCATTTGTATTCTTTTGATTGCAATTGATATCAGATGATATCAAATTCTCACAGTTGCCTTCTTCTGATGGATATTTACTTTTTTTTGCACGCATTTGCTGGTGATCTCCCCAAGTTACCATTTGCAGGTACGGTCTTCCTTGAACATAATATTCTCTGACCAAGCCTACAGACGTTAACTTCTGCAGGGCATCAGCGATGCTCTTGCATGTAATATCCTTTAGCGGAAAGCATGTCCCGCGGATAATCGCAGGTCTTCCGTCAAATCTTCCATAATCGTCACACGCTACGATCAAGCGGTAGAACAGGACTTCCTCGAACCAGCTCAGCTGGTCAATCGTATCTGATCGGCAGATACTTTCCTTTAAAATCCTGTTCGGCATCTTATCCGCCTCCATTCAGGCTCGCAAGCCATTCATCCATTGTGATCTGGTTCTTTTCCAACTCATTTTCCCGTGGCTTCTTATCTTTTCGCAGATACCGTTTCGCTGCATCCACATTCATGCGATTCTCAGCAGTTCGGGAACTTTCTATTGCCATCCAGTTGCGAACCAGATTCTTTTCATCTTCCGCCGGTCTAAAATACCCTTTACCATCCTGCAGATTGATAATCAGCTCAGCATCGCAGTCGTTTTTATTTACTTCTGCGATCAGCCGCCGCACCATCCGATCACTCATGTGCGT